AGTTGTAGAGAAACTGCGTACCCTTAACACCACGCAAAGCCATTTCAATTAGCTCTGGATCATCAAATCTGTCAACATTTTTGTTTGCACCAAGAACTTCTCTTGCTTTAAAATAATGAGCCATAAACGATCTCATTCTAAGATCTCTTTCTGGCGCTCGCATGAAGTACGCAGCAGACTGAATAAAGTCTTCGCTAAGGCCATTCCGTTTGGCTATTGCAATAAGATCAGAATCGTCAAGGCTTTTCCCACCCTTATATGCAGCATTAATAGAGGAAATGCTTTCTGCAATAAAGTTCTTAACGTTTCGACCAGTAAACTTTTTTCCTCTTAAGTTTACTTCGTCTATAATGTATGACTCAACAGCACCGCTGTTTGCTGCGAATCTATACAGGTCTTCTATAGATTTCCATTCTGGATTAATTGTTTTCCAGTAAGACGAATCAAACGTTTTTAGCCAAGGCCTAAGACCAGTAGAAACCAGCGTCATTACATTTCCGCCAACAATGTTGTTGGTAACAGACCTAGTATTGGCAAGAAGGCTCATCATGTTCCACTTGCCTTCCATGCTGGAGAACCTACGGACCTTGGATGCAGCACGTTGGATTTCTGGATGGCGCGTCCAATCCTCGCCATTCCTTGCAGCATCTGCCTTGATTTTTTGTACTCTCTTGTATTGTTTTTTATTGAATCGTTTTACAATAGTCTCATAGTACTTATCAAACGCATATCTGTCAGACGTATAGTATGCCGCGCTTCTTGCAAGAGTTGGGTTTTTTTTCAGATACTCATCGCTGTACATAGTGTCTTGGCCAAGCACCGTCCTTAAATAGGTGCGTCCCCACTCTGCCCATTTGCTAGTATATTCGCCAGCACTTTTTCTGGCTTCAAACCTATTCATTTCATGGTTTGCCACGACAGCAGATAGTGTGTCGTAGTAACCTTTTGTTATAGTGCTAATATAATTTTTTATAGCAGCATCAGAAGGATCATACCCAGGCATTGGCTCTCTGCCGCGTGACTGCGTGGGCTTTGGCTTTACAATAACTATGCTGCCATCAGAGGCCCTTGGCGTTATAAAAGCTGTATCTTTTAGACTTTGGCTAAACGCATTTTCTGGAGCAGCCATAGTTCCGTACATCTGGCTGATCCTAGTTTTGAGCCTATTGCGCTCACTGTCGCTAGTAGCGTTCTTAAGCTGATCTTCGAGCTTCTGGACATACTCTTTGGCAATAGCACTAGGTACGCCGTTGTGCGGGAAGTAGGCAAACATGTTAATCTCGCCCACTGGACCAACACTTATGCTCTTATCAAGGTTTTTAGCATTCTTCTGAAAGGCGGTCATGCCAGCGTCAAGAACATCTGGATTTTCGTATTCAAACGGATTGCGCTCGTATAGATTTTCTACAATCTTTTCGAAGCGAGCGTCGCCAATCTTGAAAGATCTTCCGTTTCTACCAGCAACCTCAATAGCAAGTTTTTCTATCTGTAACGCGTGTTGAACTCTGTTCAAACCATCAATCCCAACAATAAACCTGTTGTTTCTACGGGTCATTTCAAAAATATGAGCCATTGTTGCATCAAGGTCAATGATTCCCTTTTCCTTGTTTTTGTAACGAAGATGCTTTTCAGCCCCTTCTTTATTAACAACAATCTTGTCATATACGCTTCTGAGAACATTTGTAATGCTTTTGTTTACTATTCCAAAATGAGGATTATCAAAAGTTCCAAAAAGCTCTTTTCCTTTTATTTTCCTAATTGAAGTTTCAAGGTTTCCAGATTCGTCTCTAATAAACCTTCCCTTATCATCAACTTTTGGAACAGCTCCTAAATATGTTTTATCAGATAGCTCTTGGTATAGTTTTTCTATGTTCTTGTATCGCTCCCAAGGAATTGTTTTTTTGTATCCCTTTACAAAAGCCCCGAGTGATCCATCATCATTAATTTTTCTGATAAGACCTAGTTCGCGAAGAGCACTAGAAATGATAAATATTTTTTCCCTGTCTTTTTCAAATGTCTTTTCTTTTAGGAAACTAAGGTATTTACCAAACTCTTCTTCTTGTTCTGAAGTAACCTTCCCACTGCTGTCGTGTGCGTATCCAAAGGTAACTCTAAGCCTATCAAATGAAGTAAAAAATTCTCTTACTGGAAGAACTTTAATTCCTTCTGGCGTGATAACCCTTTTATAAACAGACTTTTCTAGCGTTCCGTCAAACGGCTTAATGTGTTCAGTTACCCTATCTGGAAACTGCATGTAAGCCAACGCTGGCAAATCACCTTTGCCTTTGCTAAATATATTCCAAAGAAATCCTCCCCTAGACTTGTCAAAGTAGTCTATAAACTGGTCTATTTCCCTAGGTGTCCAAAGCTCTGGTGCAATAGGAACGCCTTGAGCATCGCGTATAATGTTGCCCCCGCCTCCAATCATTTCACTAATAAGATCGGGATGCTCGTGGAAGATTTCCTTGATACGATTAATTTTGGCTCGCTCTTCTGGCGTAAACTCAACACCCTGATCCTTGCCAGTAATGCGGCTAGTGAATAACTCAACCTCTTCCACTTCGCGTGGAGATACTGGATCTTCTGGAAGGTCAGTCTCTGGGTCTTTTGTTATCTCAACGCGACCAGTCTCGCTAAACCGTGGCTCTGCAACACGCTCTTGAAAGGCATCNTCACCCCTAGCAACGTAGGTGACGGCTTCAGCAAAGTCTATGTTAGTCTGTTTGCTTATGCCTTCCCAATCAATAATGGTTGTGGTTTGCTTCGCAAAAGACTTGGTTCGTTTTCTTGCTTCTTCAACAAGATCTGATGCCGCTTCTTCTCGTGCGGCCTCAGGGCTTTTCCCTTCTTTTACTTTAGTAGCAGCAAGCTCTTCAATCCTTTTGTTTATCGTTGATATAGGTATGGAACGCAGAAGGTTGATAGCCCCTTCCGTTGTCGTTTCTGACATTCTTCTGCCGCCACGAGCAATCATCTCAAAGTAAAGACGAGCAGACGATCCATAAGCATCTTCAATGTAAAAGGCGCGCTCAGTCATATCTCTGAACACATCCTCAATCCTCTCGCCAGATCCCTGCCTTGCTTTAGATAGTCTTTCTATATAACCGCTATCGCCTTTAAAGAAGGACTGTATTTCTTCTATTGCTACAAGAGCACCGTCTCTAGTGTAGCCCTTTTCTTCCATTTGCCTGATTGCAGCGCGTCCTCGCCTATCAAGGGCGACCATGCTTCCAAGGCCAGTAATGGTGTTGCGGTAAGTATCGCCAGAGCCAGAGCTAGGTACCCCAAAGCCCTCTACAAGGAATCGCGTAAGCCTAGACTGATCGTCATCTGAGCGGAATATGTTTTCATAACGCTCAATAATCCTATTTACACTACTGCTCGAGACAGTGGGTATAACATATGCTGGATCAGTAATGGTGTCTGTGCTTGGGCCTTTTCGAATTGCTTCTGCAAGCCTAATGATGCTAACGTGGCGTGGGTGGTTGTATGTATCTGCATCTGCAAAAGAGATTCTGCCAGCACGATCCCTAACAGTAGAACCCGCTCCTGCCCCCTGCTTGTCAAATACTGATTCTATCAGTTCTGAATTATCTCTATAATTCCTAGCTTGATCCCTACTGTTTTCTGGCACAATAGAGTTTATTTTCTCATTGAACTGAGAAGATATGGTTGCTGGGCCCTCTGTGTTAATACCATCAGCAGATGAATTGATACCATTAGTAATCCACCTATTAAAATCTGAGGCTCTGCCACGGTTGTTGCCAACAAGATCGTATAGGTAGTTTCTTACACGCTTAGATATGTTTGCGTAAATACCAATCCTACCGTTGCTACCATTAGAACTGGCTCCATCTGATTGCAGCCATGATGGAGAAAACAAAGAAGCAATCTTTCGCTGGGGGCTCTTGCCAGTTGGTTTTTCATAGGGCTCAGCCGCAATGGACTCCTTGGTGGATTTAAAGTAGTCCATAATAGGACCAGTACCCGTACCATTGCCATCAACGTCTTGGTACCAGAAAGCCTTGTCAATATCAATGTCAGCACCACCCATGCGCTTCAACTCTTCGCCGTGCACTATCATGCCGCTACCCTTACGCTGACCAAACCCAGCGAGGCGAAGTGGAAGTATGCCAGCGGCGGAGTCATTAGGCACACGAATAAACAAGAAGGTAAGCAAGTCCTCCATTTGCTTACGCTTAGCCTTGTCAGTTTCTGCTAGGTACTCATCAAATGCAGCGAAAAGTTTTTTCTTTTTGCCGTCAAGCCATTTAATTTCTTGGCGTTGCATGCCTTCGTTAAATACCACCCATCCTTCTGGCAAGTATCCTTTTTTAAGAGCATCCGTTAACTTTTTTGGCATGTTTTCATACGCCGTGCTTTCGCCCATGAGAGCAAGATGGCGCTGAGTAAGCCCGTCAATAGATGTAAAGATTGACTGACCACCAACCTCAACCTTTGGTTTAGAAACGCGAGTATGGAAGTATGCCCTAACCCTGTCCTCTATAAAGTCTTTCACTCCAGCATCAAGGTCTTCAAAACCACGACCTAGGTAATCAGTATCCATAAGATCGTTGAGAACTTTCTGAGCCCTAGCATTGGGTCTGTCCGCCCTAATAGAATAGTCGTTCTCTGGATCTGGCAGATTCTTTCTAAGAACCTCTTTAAGGAAGAAGGCTCTCTTCTCTGGAGAAACGGTAGATGAGTTATTGTAATACGCCTCTGCCAAAGACAGCGCATTTACATTGTCAATATCAACATCGTCAAACAGATCATCTTCAAATCGTTGTGTCTGTTTTTCATCTCCATTAAAGCCACGCTCGTACAGATCTCTAACGGCAGTCCTTGCAACAGGGTCTGCAATGTCATCAGAGAACTGAGACACAAGCCTAACGTCCTTAGAGTTTACTTGGCTGCGGTGTTCACTCGCACCAACGTTAACTCGTATAGACTCAATAGGAGCTTTGTAAACAGCGTTAGGGTTTGATAGCCTAAGGACTGTTTTGTCTCCTATAATTTGAACTCTGTAATCAACAGTGTCTCTAAAGCCAGTTTGTTTTACTCCGCTTTCAAAAGTCACAAACGAAAGATCATTATCAAAAAGACTAGCAGATTCTTTCTCGCTAAGCCTAATAGCAGATACCTTGTGAAAGGTAGCGCCAAGCGGTCTACCATCACGCATCTCGTTGCCATAAGTAACGGTTAGCTTGATTGAGCCAATGCCATCTTCAAGCCCAGAAGACCTAGCAATAGCATCAAATACATCAGGGCGCATAAGCATAGCGCCATCTGTATTGTCAATGCGGGTTATCTCATTTGCTTTTTGTCCAAGCGAAGAAAAATCCTTGTGTGCTGGTTTTCCGTCACTTCTTATATCATTTAAAATAGCGTAGTTAAATCCGTTATTTTCAATGACGGTTGGCATGCCTTCTGCGCTACGCACATTAGCAAAATATGGAGCATTAAGAGAAAAATTAGAGTCTGCAAACCCCTGCATCCTCTTGACAAGCTCATCAGAAGAAGAGATAAACTTGTCTGGGTTTTGCACCATCTCTTCAAACGGAACATAAATCTTGCTACCCGTATCTGGGTCAATAGATCTATTCATTTCCTCTATGACCCTAATGTTGTTTAGGGCATTGAGGTCATAGTATTCTTTTGGAGTAAGTCCGCCTATTCTGCTTGTGCCTATGGAAGCACTGTTGTAGTCAGCAACAAATCTGCTTCTTGCAATATTATACTCTTGTTTAACACCAGGGGTTATTTGATCAAGTTTAGAAAGGGTATCATCAAACTCTTTTAGGGATGCTTTTATTCCCTCTCGTGTATTCAGATTCTCAAGCAAAGACGGGACAATTGTTGTCTGCCCTTTGCTTTTTACTGGAGAAAAAACAAATCTTCTGAGAGGGTTGGAAGACTTTCCTAAAGCCTTAACAATGTCAACAAGACCATTTAAGCTACTTTCTCTTTCATTTCTTGCTTCAGAAACAACGTCTCTGTTGCCACGAGTTTTCTTGACAAGAATAACTGGGATCTGAACCCCGTCAAGAAAAGTCTGATCTCCAACCTCTCTAATGTCTTGGCCGCGATCAGTAAGCTTGCCAACTTGAATAGAGCCATCAGAAGCAACGTAGCCAGCAAACCTTTCTTTTGCTTTGCGATAGGTGTTTATCGTCTTCCTAATAAGAAGATCATCTGCTTCAGTAAAGTTGGCTGTAGGATCAAGATCATTCAGCCTAGATCTAAATAGTTCAACGTCCTCTGGTCTATCTCCGATTACTCGCCTTGTCCCTATGGTTTGACCTGTTGTTGGGTCAATGTCGTCCACGGGGCTATTGATAAACCTTGATGCCTCAACAGAAGCGCGCTGAAAAAACTCAGAAGGATTATCAGAGCGTCTAGACAACATTGCCAACGCCTGCTCAAACGCTCCTATGGATGGCTTGTAAGCCTCCTCTTCTGCCTTAAGACGTGGTATAAAACTGTTTGCAACAACAGGGTCGCCTTGGTACAGAAGCGGCGTGATAATGCTTTCTGCTTCTTTGCTCGCTTCTTTGTATGCAACACGAGCTTCAGTTTTTGCCTGCTCCTCAGTCTTGCCTTCTTCGAGACGCTCTTGGAAAGTCTTTACGTATGCCTGCGAAGGAACGGTGTATCGAAGAAGATCTTCTGGGCGAACCCCCATCTCGGCAGCCGCTTCTTGAACAGCCTTGTTGATGAGCGCTTCTGGTATGCGAACCGTACCCTCGAAGTCTTCTCCAAGAATGTTCTCAAGAATCTTAGCCTCGCTTCCGTACGTAATATCTATGTCCCGATCTACAACTTCCTTAACTTCTTTAGGTAGATTCTTGTATTCGTCTAAGTCTTGAAGGTCGTCAATAGCACGCCTGCGATCATTGCGATTCGTGTACTTGTTGACATTCTTGCTCAAGAACTCAGCAGCTTGATAGTCTTTTAGCGGGCGCTCCATGCTGCCAAACAAAGCGCCAAGAGCATACTCATATACCTGCACAGGCAGAGGATCGCCAGCAAGAGTAGATCTGCCTCCAGAATAAATAGTGTCAGCAGCAATGCGCGCAAACTTGTTGGCAGCTTCGCTTCCAAGATTTACAAAGTTTGCAATGCCCCTAAAGCCAGCACCTGAAACACCGCCTTGCACAAAGCTTGCAGCCATTTGGTCAACGCCATACTGCCAGCTAGATACAGCGCTTGCAGTACCAAGCCTAAAGCCCTCTTTGGCTATATCGCCAATCTTGGATACGGTCTGCTTCTGAAGTCCTTTCTTGATAAAGAAGTCAGTAGCACTTTTAGCAGCGGCACTAGAGGCAACACCGTCTGTAATCTTGTTGGCAACCCAAAAAGGAACACTCGTTACGCGATTAACAGTGGTTTTGCGAAGAGTAGAAATTGTTTGAGCAGCAGCCTTCCTTCCTATTTCGCCAGTAATAACTCCAGCTTGCTTCGCTGAAAGAACGCCACGAATAGCAGTACGCGTAAGAAAACGACTAGCAGTACCAATGCCAGGCACAAACCCAATAAAACCAAGGAGATAGCCAAGATTGTTAGCTATCTGATCAGCAGTCGTAACGGGGCGGTCGCCAACCTCTATGGTGCTAAATCCCTGAACAACACCACTAAGCACGTTGCCAAGAACGCTGCCAATAGTAGCTTCTTCGTGCATTGGGTCGCGCCCAAAGTCCACGTTTAGGCGCTTAGCAGCATTGGCTATCTGGTCTACCTGCTCGTTGGTAAACGCATAGGGGTTAGCCCTGTACGCGTTATATACGTACTGATACTGCTCTTCATTCATGTTTTACCCTTATTGATCTACTTCTGTAAGCCTTTCTTGCTGCAATATTGCTTGTATTGCTGGATTTTGAAGAAGACTGAGAAGTCGATTTGTGTCTTCCTGATCCTCTCTTATTCCAAATCTTCGAATAAACTTGTCATATTCTGGATCAGCATATAAACTATAAAAAGCTCTAGAGAAAATGTTTGGACCCTTGTCTCCAAAAATATTTCTTAGGTATCCACCAAAAAACTCTGGCGTTTGAGCCTCTGCTCCAGCAGCAGAAACACTGCTTAACTGAGAAAGATTCTGGCTAATAAAAGGCGCAGCTTCTGGATATGCCTGCATTAGCGCAAGACCCTCATCTCTTACCTCTCTTACTTTATTTGGGTCAAGCGTATCAATATCTGTCATTAATCCAAAAACCCTAGACTGATGCCCAAGAACTTTTTTTCTTATGTTTTCAGCTTCCTCTGTATTTTTAATTCGAGACATTGCAGATTCAAACTCCAGTCCAGCACCAGCAAGCCCAAACTCTGCCATTGCTTTTTGCGTTGGGAATAGCTGGGCAGCACGATCTTCAGCTGCCATTGCTCTTTCTTCGGCAGACTGCCTAAAACTTAGATCTGTTGCGTAGCGCTGCTTTTCAATCTCTCGATTTTCATAGCCGCTAACAATTTGTTGTGCTTGCGCAAGTCTGTCTAATAGTGCCATTGTAATTAGTCAAATGGGTTTCCAGAGGAAACGAAATTGTAGTTTCTTACAGAACTCATAAGAGGACGTCTGCTAAATTGATTTCCAAATACTGATGGACCAGACTGCAAATTTTGCATTGTGGTACCAGCGGTTATATTTGGTTGCTGATATGGGTTGGGGCCAGAAAAAGAACCAAGCAAGTTAGAGCCGCTTGAAAGCCCTCCAGAAAGCCCTCCAGATCCATACCTTTGGGCAAAATATCCCCTAGCTCCAATATCCATTCCCAAAGCAGCGCCCTCTTGGATACCCCTTGCTATTCCTTGACGAGCCTGAGAGCCAAGATCAGCACCACCAGCATACATCTGTGCGGCAAGTCTTGCACCTTCTGTTTCAAGACCAGCAATTTCTCCTATTACGGCTTGCCGAGCAGCCATGTTTTGCGCCTCAATATCAGCAGCTGCTCCAATAGCGGCTGAGCCAATTTGTGCTTGCTGTCTAATACGAGCAATATTTTGCATGCTTGCAAGCTCGCGGCGAGATCCTTGAAAGCCAAGAGACGATTCAACATCTGCTTGAGCGGCTGGATTTCCATAAAAACGAGCAGCGCGCTCGTATCCAAGCTGCCCAGCGTTAACGCCTTCAAGCTCACCCAGTAAACCCCTAAATGGATCAGCAGCTTCTGAATACTGGGACTGAAGTTGGTTTCCAATTCGTCTGTATGCACGAGCTTGTTTTCGCAAAGCGCGAGATTGCAATAGTCCGCCAATAGCGTTGACTCCTGCACCAATGCCCATTATTGCCAGTGGTCCCATAACATTTAAGTGGTTTAATTTGGGTTTAAGTTAGCAAAACTATTAGTAGTTAGCAATAAAATTTAGTTTAGAACACGACAACGATGTCTTCCCATGCACTCCATGTACCTGTCGCTGTTAGGATGCCGTTTGTAAACGTCAAGTCCCTTTCTCGCCACTGATCGCTGTCTCCGCCTCCCGGCGATTGTATCTGGGTTTCTTTTATTGTGGTCGTGAGTCCAGATCCAAGACCAAGATTTGTTCTTGCATTTGCGGCCGTGCTTGCACCAGTGCCACCGTTGGCAATGGCAAGATCAGAGCCGCTCCAGTTTGTATTGTTTATTGTATTTGCTGTCGCAAGACTGCCAAGGCCAAGTGTTGATCTTGCATTAGATGCGCTTGTATCATCAAGGAGTGTTGAGGCAAATGACGTTATTGTTACGCCAGCGTAATTTTGCGCTCCGTCAAGCCCAATGGCGGTGAAGTTCCAGTCACCAACAGATGGAATGGTGCTGTTAATTTGAACAGTAGTTCCAGATGATGAAAGCCCCGTACCAGCTGTATCAAACTTGGCGTTCCAAGTAGATGCGCTTGATATGTAAGTGTCTGAAAGCGATCCAGACACCTGCGAGGACAGGTTCACGGACGATGCCGTGGCGAGGCTGCCAAGCGTTACAGTTCTTACATTTTGATCGCCATCCTTAACCACTGCCTTATATGGCGTGACACTACCAGCAGCGGCAGACCAGTCCATCTGAAGGGCCGTGGTGCTAAATGCTATTCCATCCCCGGCAGATAGCCATGTTACAGCACCTGCACTATCATCCCAGAACAACATGCGGTCTGCATTAGGGTCTGATAGGGATGAGCCAGTGCCTCCCTTTGATAGGGATATGTTATTTGCGCTCCAAGTTCCGCTTACAACGGTGCCCAAATAAATGATATTACTGGTACCAGACCAAGTGCTGAGTGCCTGATTCTCAACTTGATCCAAAAAAAGCGTTGTCTTTACAGCCGCAGCATTAGCACCGCCAACAATGTCTGCCCCAATCGAGGATACGTCAAGGTATCTGTATTCTTGCTCGCTGTCTATTCCCATCGCCCTAAAGTTAAATAGGGATACCTCAGTTGTTGGGAAGTCTATCGATATAGTGCCCGTAGTCGTAATTGGGCCACCAGTTAATCCGTTGCCAGTGCTTATTTGCGTTACCGTTCCAGACCCACCAGATACCGCTGACCAAGATAGGTTTGTTCCGTTATAGTAAAGGTATCCAGTAGAGTACGCTGGAAATTCTTTTCCTTGCAGATTTAAAGACCCCGAAGCGCTAATTGATATATCATCAGTTGCTGTTAGCGTTATGTCTGCTCCAAGCGCACCTCCGCTTGCAGATAAAACAATAGGAAAGCCTTGGCGGGAGTATATATCAACTCCTCCGCCTTGAGCGTCAACAAAAATTTCCCCAGCGTCTGTTTCACCAACTCGTATTCCTTGGCCAGTAAGCTGAAAAGTACCAGAACCAGATGTTAAATACCTTGGAGACAAATACCCGCCACCAGTAAACTCAATTTTTCCACTAACACCCATTGTTAGGGTGCCAGTAATACTACCAGAAGTGGCCGTTATTGCCCCAGAAACACTAGCTCCAGTACACGACATAACACCAGCAGATGTTACTGAAAATGCTGGAGAAGATGACCCGCCAAGTTTAATAGTTCCATTTGTAAGATCTAATTGAGAGCCTGCGCTTGTGCTCCAGTTGTTAGACTCAAGTGCTCCAGTTCTAATAGTATCCCCACTAATTGTTGTGGTGCTTGCTGGTGCATAAAAACGCTGAAGCGTATCGCCAATAATAGACCAAGTAGATCCATCGTACCACTTAAGAGCCTCAACACCAGTGGTTGAGTCATACCAAAGATCTCCGTATTTAATATTTACAGTTGGCTCAGTAGACTGATTGTAGCTAACTGGTATAGAGGTGATGTTTAGGTTGCTTCCATCCCACTCAATGTAGTCTGTTCCGCTACCAACTTTAAAATTACCAGTGTCGTACCAGTAGTTGTGTGTGCTTATATACAACCCATTATTAGACCCATTAACGTTGTCTCCAATTTTTGCATTGCCAGCCTCAAGCGTACCCATTGTTGCTGTTAACGCTTCAAGTTTACTAGCATAGACGTAGGGTGCACTAATAACTGGAGCGTCACTTGTAAATACAAAGAAAGCTCTTTCAACAGAGTCTCCACTTGCTATACCTACAAATATTCTTTTGCCATCAATTTTTGTGGCTACTTCTTTTGCTGTTTCGGTTTCTGTTGCTTCAGCAACTTGCAACGAATTTGTTGATATAGACGGGTCAAAATAAATATATTTTAGCTCTCCGCTTGAACCAACGTTTATGTCTTGTGCACTAATAGTGTAAACAGTTTCGTCACCGTCATACTGAATCGTTCCAGACACAGTTACGCTGGTGCTTTCTGAGCCACTTGTATGCGCTGCGGTAAGGTTTACGCTTGCTCTTTTTGCCGTATCGGCAAGAAGCTCTCCGTTAATATCTCCAGCATCAAGAATACCAGCAGCTGTAGGGCTTACTGGGATTTCAATGCTTAATAAAACTGATGCAAACTCACTGTCTGGGTTTGCTGGCGTTGCACTAGCCGCATCAAATGCTCCAGCGGCAACATATAAAATTCTTTGAGCAGCTTTTGTTGACGGGGTAAATGACCCAAGCAAAACATTAAATCGCTTATCGTTACCCGTTATGTCTGTTACCCCAGTGGTAAAATCAGTATAGGCAAATCCGTCACTCTCGCTAAGCTGTGTGTTGTCGCTCACATAAAAGCCAACAGAAAGGGTATCATTATCAGCCTCTCCAATAGCTCTAACCTGCCATGTTTCAGTTGTGCTGTACCATTGCAAAACAAGCTTGGGTTCGCGCCTAAACTGTGGCACTTTATTTCCATCAAACGTGTGAGACGATTGGAGCCAAACATCATCGTTGGCTGCTTTCCCGCGCAGATCAACACTAACCAAAGACACTCTGTCGTCTCCCTTAATAAAAGGCAGTTCTTTTCTGTATAGATAGTACCCGCCTCCTTTGTAGTTGCTGTCTGAAACAAAACTCATATTTGGGCCAGTTTTGTAACTAGTCCAAGCAGTTAAAGAGTCTATGTTTCCATCCCCTTCGCGGTATTCAAAATCAGATATGATAGCCCAGCCACGAGTTACCTCTATAATGCATTGCCCATAAACTCTTTCTGTTGATAGATCAACGTACTCAGACCACTCAAACGTAGCCTCTGGCGTCAGCATAGAAACAAGCGCTGCTCGCTGCTCACGCTGTGTAATCTGAAGCTGCCTCGTTGCATCTTCTCCAGCGCCAAGACGTTTTGCAAGCGTGTTAATTGCTTTGTCAATGCGGCCAACGATACGGCCCCATGCACCAGCGTTATAGTCTTTGGGCGCGCGTCCAATCGTGCTCATCGTGATCCCAATGCTCTATAAATAATTGCTGCCTCAGAAGCCTTTTGCGCACCAGTCCCTCTAAACTCAATAGCAAAGTCGCGCAGATACTTCCATTCGTCATCAGTTGTTGTAAGCTGACCCTTGCTTGTATTTCCGCCAGATTCCACAGAAAGCGGATCAACTAAGTGGGGGGTGCTGTATTCTGGATCGTCGTCGTAAAAATAAACTGATGGCGGGGTGCCATAATGAGAGACACGAACTTCGTAATAGCGTGTTTTGGACCCGCCATCTTTAATCTGCTGGCTTACAAATTTCCAACTGCGATTAGCTGACGTACTGCCAAACATGTGATAGTATATATCTGATCCGCCACCATCTCCGTTAAAGCCAAGAACTGGCTCACCGTTACTTTTTTGGTATCCGCAAGAAAGAAATTGATTTGTTTCTATTGGATTGCCACCTTCTGTAAGCAAGTCTGTGGTTACGTATGACCAGCGCTGACCACCAATGTTAAACATCAAAGCCCCAAATTCATTGCTGTTGTTTTCATAAGCAAAAATAATGGAGTCATATCGCGGAGCGTAAACAGTTACGATTGTATTACTGCTTCTTTCAAGCCAAGCAGCGTCAGCATTGTATTGGTTTCTGAGAACAGCGTTGCCAATAGGTACAATGGTATTCCCGTTGTGCCAATAGATATTGTTCTCGTCACCCCAAAACATACCCCTATCTGTGATACGTATTGCTTTGCGGTGAGCCGCCCCAATGCCCTCTATCGTGTCCTCAATGTCAAACGTTGAGGGGTTGATTACATACGTTCTGCCATCACAGAAAGCGTATATCTTACCCATCCAGTAGGCAAGTGCATTAGGTGGTGTAGGAAGGACCAGATAATCAGCGCTCCAATCAAACGTGTCATAGCGGTATGGCTT